ACGAAACGATTTTATCAATGGAGTTTATACATACTCATGGGATAAAAACAGATGGGAGAGATTAAAACGAGAAGGTTGGATCGAAACCTGGAGACACAGGAATAGAACAACAATTAAGTACTCAGTATTTAAAACTTCATGGAAATGCTCTCAAATGATTAGTAGGATATATAGAATCCTATTAGGTGAGGAAGACTTACCCACTTCAGAAAGAAGTGTATTTTATAAAAATAAATCATATACAGATAAAGTTTACAATAAAGCTATAGATGATATGATTAAAGATAAAGACAGGTAATATGAAAGGACCATTCAAAATGAGATCAGGAAACAGTACGCCATTCAAACTAATGGGTAGTTCGCCAATGAAGGATCATGAGAAGGATAAAGATGGAAATGTGATAAATCATATCAGCCTTGAAGATTATAAAGCCAGTAGGGATACTTCCCAAGCATATATGCATCAGGTGAAAATTGACCCAAATAGAAGCGAACCTATTCACTCTGGTTTAGATTTGGCGACATATAGGTACTTGGTTAATGAACATGGGGAGGAGAAGGCGAATGAAATGTTTAAAACAAATCAAAGAGATAGAGTTGGAGCAAGTAAAACCTCGTCTGATAAGTTAGAGGGACACGAGGTTTCTTTTGAGGAGTACAATAGATCTCGAGAAAGGGCAAATAACTCAATAATAGAACAACCATAATGGGATTTAAACTAGGTAAAAATAGAGGTAATTATGCGGTTGGAGGTGAGATCAAAACAAAAATGCGTTTTAGCCAAGAATCTGGTGGGGAGAGTTCTGTACCTGGAACACCTGTTATTAGAAAAAACTTAGCACCAGGAATACTAGGTGAGGCTAATATGGACGGAAGCATATACATTAGCGATAAATTAGAACCTAACAGCTTTGAAGAAAGACAAGTGTTAAACCATGAGATGAGACACGCTACCGACATGAGAATCGGAAAATTAGCTTACGCAGACGATCATATAATGTATGATGGTGAAAAGTTCCAAAGAGAGACAATACAAGGTAAAGATATGATACTGATAGAGGGAGAGTGGAAAGAAGCTGGAGATGGAGGTTTTCCTTGGGAAAACGATGCAAATAATGGAAATCATTAGATTATGAGTATATTATCAAACATATTTTCCTCTGGAGCAACCGAGCTTGTGAAAGGTGTAGGTGGTATCATAGATAACTTACACACGTCGAAAGAAGAGAAGTTAGCGGCAGAGTTAAAAGTAAAAGAATTAATCTCCAACTACGAAGTAGAAATGGAGAAAACAATAACCGATCGTTGGGAGGCGGATATGAACTCCGACTCTTGGTTAGCAAAAAACATAAGACCAATGACCTTGGCTTTTTTAGTTGTATCTACAGTATTAATGATATTCATTGATGCCGGAGAAATTAACTTTGTAGTTGAAGAAAAATGGACAGACTTATTACAAATAGTATTAATAACCGTGATCGGTGCTTATTTTGGCGGACGATCATTAGAAAAAGTAAAAAAATAAATTATGGCAATAACACAAGATACAGCTTATGGCTTTGGGCAATTGGGTAGTGTTTTCACGGATACAGCTAACAATCCAATAACACCCCCTACGGGTAAGGTGTTTGTGGCTATCACATTTTTAGCAGACACTCAACTAGAAATAACATCTGGAACCGGTGAAGGTTTAACAGCAGACACTTCTAGCACTACAAACTTAGGATTAGAATACGTTGGCACGGCTGTAGCCGCTCACAATCTATCGGTTGGATCTGAAACCGCTATTAGTGGTGGTGGGGGTCAAATAATAGATAATGCAAACACGTTTCCAGCTGGTATGACTATATATGGTAGGTGGACAAACATAGAGATAGGAAATGGAAAAGCAGGCGCGTTAATAGCTTATATAGGAGAATAATGTTAGGATTAGCTAATGGAATAACAAATACTAGTTATCAATGGCAACCGAATATGGTTAGTGCCGAGATGGCTTTATGGCTTCGAAACGGAGTTGGAGTAACCGCCGCGCAATGGGATGATTCTAGTGGTAACGGAAGAAACATAACACAGGCGACCGGTGGTGATCAAGCGACTGTCAGTGGTGGTGGTTTAGACTTCGAGGGTTCAGAAGCTGATCACTATGATATCACGGGGGATACAATAGATATAGCAGCCCAAGAGGCTTTTATGGTGTTTATAGTTTGTGATATAGAATCTTATGATTCTCCAAACTCGTTGCTTGGTATTAGTGCTAATTCAGCATTTTTAGAGTTTCAAACCGCTACTAGATTAAGAATAAAAACATCAACAAGTGGTGACACAGATACAATGCAATACGCCGCTGGTACTTTTGCAACTGGAGAAAAAGCATTATTTGGCGTGCAAAGGGAATCGGGAGGTACTGGGTTAATTAAACTATATAAAAACGGTTCACTTTTACCCGTGGCAGCGAACCCATTAGGAGACGGTAATAATACTGGCGCTATTACTTTTGACGTAGTAGCTATGAGAAATAATGATAGACACTTTGATGGTAAAATATACGAGATGATTGTATACGAAGCAGCGGATTTAAAAACATCAGAAATAAACAAAATAAATAACTACTTAATAAACAAACACAGTTTATAAAAACAATTAACTTAAATTAAATAAAATGGCAACAAAAACAAAAAAAGAAAAGGTTGTAGACTTAAAACCTAAAGCAGAAAAAATTACAGATGAACAATTAACAAACATTCAAAACGTAGTTAATACTTTAAATAGAAGTCAATTAGAACTTGGTATAATGGAAACCAGAAAACACGGTTTACTACATAACATAGCTACTATTCAAGATAAATTAACTTTAATGCAAAGTGAGTTTGAGAAAGATTACGGAACAACGGACATCAATATTCAAACTGGCGAAATAAACTACCCTCCAAATGTCGAAACTAATAAGGAAGATTAGTATCGGTAAAGATTATAAGAATGACGCTATGCACTATGCCGTGGGGCAAGAAGTGTATGGTGGTCATACTATCTGCGATATTATAGAAGAAGAGAATAAGTTCTCTGTCTATATCAAAAAAAATAAAGACGTATTACCTTGGAAAGACTTTAACAAGAATATGGCTGTATCTGTAGAATATAATCTACAGTACTAATGAAGAGCGTTTACAACTTTGTTGTAAAGCCAAAAGGAGAAAGATATAACAACACAAAGAAACTAGATGGTGGAGAGTTGATTCTCAACACTGAGATTTACAACCATCAATATGTTAATAGAGAAGCTATTGTTATATCAACACCTATCATTGGTGATACAGATATAAAACCAGGGGATACAGTTGTAGTGCATCACAACGTGTTTCGTAGATGGCACAATGTAAAGGGTATTGAAAAGAACAGTAGAGCTTACTTTGATGAAGACACTTACCTTATAAGTGACGATCAAATCTTTTTATACAAGAGACCAACAAGATGGAGTAGATTTAAAGAATCTCAGTGGATAACTCCAAAAGGATATTGCTTTGTAATACCTTTAAAAGCTACAGATCAGTTCAACACTGAATCTGAAAAACCTTTACAAGGTATTGTTAAATATTCTGACGGTACAGTTGAGGTTGGTGACCTAGTTGGTTTTAGACCAAGTAGTGAATATGAGTTTATCGTTGATGGCGAGAGACTATTTCGAGTTTTATCTAATTTTATTACAATCAAATATGAACATCAAGGAAACGAAGAAGAGTATAATCCAAGCTGGGCACAAAGCAGTTGAAGAGCTGATTAAAGTAGCGAAGGAAGCAATCGTTGATTCAGACGATGACATATCAGCAGATAGACTAAAGAATGCCGCGGCTACTAAAAAACTAGCTATATTTGACGCATTTGAAATACTTAACAGAATTCAAGAAGAAGAAAACCTTTTGGAGGGAAAAACACCTGAAGAGAGAGAAGAAAAAGTCTTTAAAGGATTCGCAGAAAGTAGATCTAAATAATGTACGAGCAAAGTTTAGTTAAGACAGTTGAACCCGTAAAAAAGACTACTATCAGTAGACTTAACAAAGGTAAGAAGTGGAAATACGGTTACGATAAAGAACACGATATTATAGTGTTATCTCAAAACGGACAAATAGGTGAGATAATAGAAATACAAGGTTTGGTTATTGCGCTACCAAAGGCTCCTAAAGAAGTATACAAAGATCCGAAGAACAAATGGGTGAAATTCGAGTATCCCAAGGAGTTACAAAGAATTAAGAATATATTCGATTGGAGAAACTATCCGGAAAGCAGTAAAGAAAAATGGTACGATTATATAGACGAAGAGTTTAAAAGAAGGGAAGAAGGGTTCTGGTTCACAAATAATGGTAAACCAACCTGGATAACAGGTACGCAGTACATGTACTTGCAGTGGAGTAAAATTGACGTAGGTGCTCCAGACTTTAGAGAAGCAAACAGATTGTTCTATATATTCTGGGAAGCTTGCAAAGTAGATAAGAGGTGTTATGGAATGTGCTACCTTAAAAATAGACGTTCTGGATTTTCTTTTATGTCTTCTGCCGAAACCGTTAATTTAGCCACTCTTGCGAGTGATAGTAGATATGGAATACTATCTAAATCAGGAGCTGATGCTAAAAAAATGTTTACCGACAAAGTTGTCCCTATATCAATTAATTATCCATTCTTTTTTAAACCTGTACAAGATGGTATGGATCGCCCTAAGTCCGAGCTTGCTTATCGTGTGCCTGCTAGTAAGTTTACAAGAAAAAAGATTACAGCTAATGAAAAGCTGGAAGACATACAGGGATTAGACACGACAATTGACTGGAAGAACACTGGAGACAATAGTTATGATGGTGAAAAATTAGCATTACTAGTACATGATGAAAGTGGTAAGTGGGAAAGACCCGATAATATTTTAAACAACTGGAGGGTTACAAAAACATGTTTACGGTTAGGTTCAAGGATTATTGGTAAATGCATGATGGGCTCAACTTCAAATGCTTTAGACAAAGGTGGAGAGAATTTTAAAAAACTATACAATGCCTCGGATGTCACAAAAAGAAATAGAAATGGTCAGACAAAGTCTGGACTATACTCTCTTTTTAT